TAATTCCGCTGCACAACTAAATATCTTACCATTATATTCAACATTAGTGATTTTTATTGTTACTGTTTTTCCTAATGTTAGAGGTTCTTTCTTAGATGAGACAAAGAGACTATTAGTTGAGAGTGGTGTATTACCTGTGGTAGATTCATATTGGTAACCAAGTTGTTCTAGATGCCACAATGGAACAAGAGGGCGAATAGTGTCTGTAACTTCAACAAAGATTCCGTTTGAGACTACCAATATAATTCTTCCGCTATATACGTCCCCCACTTCTGGCTTAATGACTCTCGCACCAAAACGCACGTGAAAATATACGCCTGGGCCTGTATTAGAAACTGTATTACCAAGAACCTTGAGATTGTTATATATTTTTACTATACAACCGTGTTCCCTGTCACTGTGTCCTATAAGGTCAGTGTGAATTTTTTTCCTCAGATGTTCAATTACATTTTCGTCCAACATATTAGGGGGAAGACATATATATTTGTCTATTACAATTTGCTTGGTTTTCGCCATATATGAATACGGCGAAATTCTTATATATTCATTAGGTTTTTCTTATGATTTTATTATTATTACCGCTAGACCTAATAGAACCAATACAAAAAAGACAAATATATATATGAATAAGCCACCTTCCAAATCAATATATTGATCTTGATTTAGTTCGCCACTTTCTTTTGAGACACTATATTTTTTCAGGGTATTATATGCATTTTGACACTTCTCTAGACAATCTTTCTGTAACGTAGGGGAACAAGATTGCAGGCAACAGTTAATAATCTTCTCCTCATATACGTCTTTCTTGTTGTATGTGGAATTTAAAGAGGAATTTAAAGAGGAATTTAAAGAGAAATTTAAAGAGGAATTTAAACAGTCTCTCAGCTGAATATAAATTGGGTCAGGATTTTGCCAACAAGACGCGATACAATCTTTGTCAAGTTCTTCGCATTGTGAATTACAGATATTATGTTTATGATAGTTGGGCTCTGAGTTCGCCAAAGGGTGAATTTGTCCCTCTAGATGGGGGGTTAACCACGCTACGCGTGGTAGAAATTTGTCCTTGGACGAATTTGATTTGATTTGGCCCTGGGGCCAAATCGTGATGTGCGACGAAGCGAGGTTGGCCCTGGGGCCAAACCTAGAATGGCACAGATCAATACAATATTTTTTCCTATTTTGACATTGTTCCAAACAGAGGGGAAAATTGTCCATTTATCTAATGTTTTATCTAATGTTTTATCTAGTGTTTTATCTAGTGTTTTATCTAGTGTTTTATCTAGTATTTTATCTAGTTTTACATGTTATAATCGACTGATAATTTTATTATTTATCACACTCGTTGCAGTAGTTGCATTATTGCTTGAATTATTCGATGATGTATGACTCATTTTACGAATATTATGCATATGTGTAATAATAGTAAACCAATCATCTGATTGTATAACAGTATTATCATTAAGAACAAGCTTATATTCCCCACATATACTTAACAGTCCAATTCCCTCTATTTTTATCTGCATATCTGGCAGGTGTATGAATTGTATACTTTCAGAATTTTGTTTTTCGGATTTTTGTTCTTCGATATTTTTAGGAAATGCTTCACATGAATTAAACCCAGAAAGCCTCAGGGCTTCTATGGTATCAAAAATTATATTGTGCATCACCATATCGTATTCTAATATAGCTCTTCTCAGATGAAAATATAGACGAGTAGGACCATAATATTGAACCCATTTTTTATAGTCGTTTATCCACACTGGAAGTCTATATTCTGGTGAGGGAATTAGCTTGCGACCTTCCAATGTATTGGAACTCAGCATATAATATAAGCTAATAGTTTTAAGCAGTAAAGAGGATTTTTATGATGAACAATAAATAACCATAATGAGTAAGTTGGATGTTACTATTTGTGTTCCTGCTAAAAAGACTGTTTTAGCTATAGCTAAAGCACTGCGTGGAAAAATACTAGCTTCGTCACAGCCCAATCATAAATGTATCATATGTTCTTTCAGGGATGAAAAGGATAGGAAGAAAAAGCTAAAAATATTGGCAGAAAAATTCAAGATAGATAAGCCAAAAATTAGAAAAAATGTATTGAGAATTGTTTCCATACCGGACAAACTAGATATAGATTCATATATTAAAATTGTAAAAAAGCATGGTGGTATGTTTGACGGGGATGATTATAATTTAATGACTGGAAAGAGAAGGTTTTGGTTTTACTTTGGCGATTCTAAGATAGCTTCTATGGCAATAAAAAAGGCAAAACAGGGGGCTAAAAAATTAAAGAAGTCTTCTGAGAAATTGTCTGAGAAATTGTCTGAGAAATCGTCTGAGAAGTCCTCTAAGAAGTCCTCTAAGAAGTCGCGCAAAAAGGGCTCGCGCAAGTCGCGAAAAGCGCGCAAGTCGCGCAAATCGCGTGTAAGAAAATCCAAAGGTAAATCTGCTAGACGCAAAGGTAAGAAAAGGAGTGTCAAATAATCATGTATAGAAAAATTATTGATAGTGAACTTGTCTGCAAGTTCACTTTTTTCTATATATTTTTTCTATATGTATATTCTATATATTTTTTATTCCTGTTTCATTCTCTTCAATACAACTAAGGAAACAAGGAATAATACCTGCAATGCCAAACCTACTACAAATACAATATAGGTAGAGCCGAAATCGAATTTAATATCAATTCCATCCTTGAGTTTCCACGTTTTCAGTTCAGAGAGCCAAACACCCAAAGCTATTCCACTAAAAATAACAGAGATGAGCAATAATAGAAGCATTGCATTGTTATGACTCATAGAAATGGATATACCGGCCATTAGAAGAGCGATACAGCTTAACACTACCGATGCTCTAACAATATATAGAGCGGAACTGGGAAAATTTACACCACTGAGGGGCAAATTTTGACATTGGTCGCTTTTTGCACAATATGACCACAAACTGGCTGTACCAGTCGGATCCGATCCACTTATCGAGCCCTTGATTCCCCAATAAGGTCCAGAGAGGGCAAATATCTGAATACCCAATAGAACTAAAATGATAAGTAATATGACTTCATCAACCTTGTCCATTTTATAAAACAGAAAAGCATATTTCGACGATTAATGTATAAATTCGCCTAGAGGCGAATTTATACCTCGCAGAGCGAGGTTAATAAATCTCTGCAGAAAATGTTTTTCTGTGATTCTATTAAGTACAGAGCATGGCTGCCGACATGCAGCTTGAAGTTCTTATATCTTTTATCCTTTGTATGGGTTTGGGTATTTCACTATCCTTTATTGTGATAAATGAGCTTACTAGAACAATGCTATATAATAGAAAATTGCTTTCTATAACACTTCAAATACTAAAAGAGGGTAACTTTGAGACTATGGCTGAATTACATGGTTTATATGCTTCTCACAATTTACAACCTCCCAACATCGATCATACGTATTTAATGTCTAGAAGTGATGATCCTAGCATGCCATTTCCCACAACTTGTGGCGTTACTATGTTAGCTATTGCAATTCTCAGAGGAAATATGGAACTTGTCCAGACTCTTATTCGTTTAGGGGCCGATGTAAACATGATAAATATTATTGAGGGGAATTTTCTTACGTGTTTGGATATTTGCAGCGATCCACATATCAGTAAGATATTGATCGACCACGGGGCTAAATGTAGTTATGAAACATCTATGCTGTTGCCTTGGCATTCACTGGAACTGGCAAACACTGACTATCTCTATGAGCTTTATCTGAAGGCGGTATCGGAAGCGAATTACCCACTTCTTTGCTCCGTATTTAATACGGGCCTTGTAAGTACAGAAAACTTGTATGGTTTTCATCCAATGTGGTGGCTTCCTCTATTTTGTGAAAATTCTATACAAAAGCAAGATAGTATCATTGCCTGCTTTCGTGTAATGTTAGATTATGGTTGCAATCCACATATGGCTGAATTTACATTTCCCAATAATCCAAATAGATCTCTTCCTGCCAACATGGAGTATTATCTTGAGCTGAGTTTTGATCAGGCCAAGAATATTGCATTTTTCAACTCTACTTCGCGGAATATGATTTGGCCCTGGGAAGAAGCAAAAGATCTTAATATGGTTATTGCTAAGAAAAATGATTGGGAGACACACAGACAATTGATTCGTACTGTATTGAGATTGATTCCAATCGATTTTTAAATTCACTTGGAGGCGAATTTAAAAATCGATAATCTCAGAGCTAAAACAAAATGATTCTCAATGCTTTCATTCTAGATACATATCGAGATGACATCACATCTCGATATTACTAAGTTTTTTTACAATCTAAACAGGGAAACTTTTAATTTCGACGCTCTTAGTAAACTATTTGATAGCAAACCGGAATATGTACTATCTTATGATTGTTTGAAAGTTGTGATCAGCATTGGGGATGTAAATATGCTAAAGTTTTTCTTGGAAAAGGGAACTGACAAGAAGGAAACTGACAAGAATGGATCTAACAAGAATAGTTTAATTTCGCCCACCGGCGAATTGCTACAGCTACACACTGTGTTAAATACTTTAGATTATTTGGGTCAAAGTCCCCTGGAAAGATATCTTTCTGAACACGGAGATACGAAATCTGAGGAAGAACTAATATATTTTACAAAATGTCTTATACAGGCCGGAGCAGATCCTAATATTCATTCTAGTATGCGAAGCCCTTTATTAATCGCTTGTTTGACAAATCGTGTACAACTAGTTAAATTCCTGATTTCGTCTAATGCCAATGTAAATCAAAAAGTATATAATCCTGCCCTTTTTGTAGCAATAAACCGTGGTAACTTAGAGTGTGTGAAACTTCTCTTGCAACATTGCTCCAGTGAATACGAATTTTCCTCAGAGCAATTTTCCTCAGAGCAATTTTCCTCAGAGCAATTTTCCTCAGAGCAATTTTCCTCAGACAACGTTCATTCTGAAACAGTTGATACATACAATAGAACTTTACTTCACCATGCAGCATTATGTTACAACGTGGATTGTCTGAAATTTTGTATAGAAAAGTTTGGTCGATATTTAACAGCACGAGACATAGAAGGGGATACGTCTTTACATATTAGTGCCATATGCGATTGGACAGATGGAATTGAAACAATATGTAATTCCATTCCCGATCCTATACTTAGAAAAGAGATTGTAAATATGCCCAACAATGCTGGAAGAATTGCATTGCATACTAGTGCTGATCGAGAAGGTGTTAGTTCAATGATTGCTCTTCTGAACGCTGGATCCAATATTTTTCACAGAGATAAAGCAGGCGATCTACCACTTCACTTAGCGGCGAGAAATCGCAGTACTAAATGTCTGAAAATTCTATTGGATTGGAATGAACGTTATTATAAAGAGGTTGATTTGGCCCCAGGGCCAAATCGTACCCAGCGAAGCTGGGTTGATAGACAAGAGGATACAAAGCAAGAGTTTCAGAAGGCGTTTAGCATAGTCTGTTATAATAAAAATGTGCGAGGAATTAAGTTACTATTAAAAGCTGGAGCAAGGCCAACATTTTCTGATTCAATACCACAATTTGCTAACAGTAATACGGAAATGATGAAGATCCTAATAAACACAACGTTATGGTATGTTCTATATATGGTTAGAAATGAATTCCTTAGAAATAGATTCCATAATACCAATACACATCTATATGCCAATATATATAACAATATATATGATAATGCCATATTTCGCTCTGTTAAGAAGTATATGTAAATCTACTACCTTTTCCAAATCAACGCCTCATATCGTCTGCCACTTCCCTGTCAAGTGCATCCCTTTCAATTTGAGCTTTGCCCTTGATGTAAATGGCTATGTAACCTAGATTACCGATCGGGCTTCGAAACATCAGAGGACGAGATTTGGACGGAAAAACTTGCATAGTCTTATTCAAACCAGCTATTTTAGATATTCTCACAAACTGTTCGCTGTCAAAAGTCTCGTCGTACGTTACTTCTTCATCTTTATATTCATCCGTGTCAGAATCATCGGCATCTCCAAATTCAGTAGTTCGGCCAATAATACCTTCTTTTTCACTGCAAAACTTAATTGTAAACCCCTGTGAACTTACCTTTGTAACTGTCGATATACGAGTTAGACCCTTACATAACTTTTGAAATTCTCCAGATGGAATATTAATAGAACGATTATAGCCATCTGGAAGATCCATTGCAATATGTTGCACTGGTAAAATCTTAATAGCCGAACTAGTACCGTGAGTACCATTTCGATCAGACTTTATCTTAATGCCAAGGTCGTTTTCTTTTCCTGGGCTATCATCGACAAAAAACTGTAGCGAATCGCATTTTTTGATTGACCGTACAATGTCATACAAGTGCGTGAGATTTACATTCATATGCAACGGTGGTCTGTCTGGAGGCATAAAACGGTACAGAGTAAAATTCTTGGCCTCCAAATTTAGATCAACTAATATTATTCTATTATCATCCATCATTCGCAGGGTAATACCATTGCGGTCAGCAGTAAAAAATGCTGTGCGCAGATTATTTTGTAGTAATTCTATTAAAACCTTCAGAGTAAAACCCTCGCGAGTTTTGGCCTTGAAAAAGATTGGCATTTTTTTGCAATTTTTCTTTTTTAAGTAACTGTCTCATCGAACAAACTTTGTCCCATTTAAAGTTCTTTTAATAGTCGTAAAAAGAAACATGTATAAATTAGCTGGTGAAATTGGTAATGAAGAGAAAAACGGCGAGGATGGCGTCTTGGAAGTCGATTACAACAAGAAACTGGAATTAATACAGAGCCATCAACTTGTATGCGTAGATGTATATGCAAACTGGTGTGGTCCTTGTCGCATGATTGCTCCCAATTATTCTCTGTTAGCAGCAACTTATAATAAACCTGGGCTTATTGTATTAGTGAAACAGAATTTTGACCAGATGATTCCCGAAGAGAAACAAGGTATTAATGGTATTCCCTTTTTTCAAATTTATATGAACGGCAGGCCTGTAGATTCTGTGGTAGGGGGCAATTTAACTGAAGTCGAGCAAAAGCTTATTAGATATAGTGGACAAATAAATGCAGGAGCAATGGGTGGTCCAACAAAGGAGGATCGGGTTCCAGAGGGAAGTCAAGCACAACGTAGTAGTATTCGAGGTCTCAGACAGGGGGTGCAAGTACCTATGGAAATAAATCCTCAGCCGTATAGGCCAGAAATTGGTCAATATCAAACTGGTTATAGTAATCAACCAATGCATTCTATGCAAGTAGCACAGGGGCAAAATCAGCCTAGCTCCACTGGGTATGATTTTGGCCGAGGCCAACCCAGCTCCGCTGGGTACGATTTGGCCCTAGGGCCAAATCAAACTCAACGCCCGTCTGGAATGCCACCTGTTAGGTCACAAGGTTCATCGCATATGCAGAATTCTCAAATGCAATATTCCCAAATGCAATCTTCTCAAATGCAATCTTCTCAAATGCAGAACCTTCCCCCTTCTATGCAACGTCCTTCGTTCTCTGCACCGTATTCCCATAATGGTCCTATGTACAGAAATAAATAATCTATCTATGCATATTATCTACATATTAGTATTGCTGACAGACGAAGAAACTTTTTCTTATTAATTTTTCTTAGTGTAAACATAACTAAGAAAAACTCCATCTAGGTAATACTTTTTCATACCAGGTACGATTTGTGAAAAAAGTATTACCCAGACACTATTTCTTTATTTTGCGTAAGTTTAACATCGCTCCGCGATGTCAAAATTCGCTTCTAGGCGAATTTAAATAGTGTTTAGTTTAGATAAAGTTAACATGTCTGGATATAGAGAATTACATACTTTTGCTAGTCGTAAGGCCGATTCTGACAAAATCAAGGCCAAGTTTCCTGACAGAATACCCATTGTGGTAGAATTGGCAGCGAAGGCAAATCTTCCTCCAATTGATAAGTGCAAGTTTCTAGTACCTGCCGATATGAATCTTACACAGTTTCTTTATGTATTGAGACAGAGAATTAAGGTTAAACCAGAACAGGCTATTTTTATATTTATAGCTAACAAACTTCCAGCTATGACATCGACCATTGGTGAACTAAATGCAGAATTTATGGATCCAGATGGATTTTTATATATGACGATTTCAGGGGAAAATAGCTTTGGAATATAAGAAACTGCCTATAAGTATATACCTAAAAGAGTCAAGAAAACTAGCGTTTTCTTACAACTTACTGGGAAAGGTAGCATCAGGGGGACAAAATTATAGGTTCTGTATTAGCAAATGTCAATTCTCGCCCATCATGTAGACTAAAGGTCAGATATTCATAATGCCAGAAATTTGGTCTATACGAATATCCATGCCAATCCTGGTAGGGTCCTAAATAGGGACAAATTTCCATCATTGCATTCTGTTCTTCTAACTGACCAATTTTTTTACCCCTAATATCTACTATATTCATAACAGGGGCTCTCGGAAGAACATATTTATACAGATTTCCTTTGTGCGAATAGGTTAACACAGGACGATGATCATATTGTTGGATAGGTCCCAATTTACTGAGACAATATTGCCATAACATTAACCAATTACTACGTACTACCATTCCACAGCTAATAAAGAATACGCGAAATTTTCCTGTATGTCTCGTACGAACTAAATTCTGAAGTTTTTCAAATCGTTCTCTGTGATACGCATAAGATGTCCTATAATAAAACCAAACTGCACTCGCTCCAATAATTAGCCACAGCATTATTTGTTTATTTTGCCTTACTATAAACCTGATGCGCAAGATTCCACCCAGCCAGGAAAATCCTCTTGATGTTGTCAATATAAATTTAATGGATTCGACTTGCCCATTTTTTCAGAATCTAGGATTTACGCCTAACGGTATTACAACGTTATCCCTGATTATGGGAATAATAGCTCTAGTATTTTTATGGCATTATAATTGGCTGGGTTTTGCTATATCATATTATATATCATATCTTTTTGATTGCCTAGATGGTCATTATGCACGAAAGTACAATATGGTATCAAAGTTTGGAGATATATATGACCATGTCAAAGACGTTCTTGTTGTAGTGGGTATTTTTGTTGTAATAATTCTCAGATATAATGTAAGTAAACCTGTCTGGATAAACATCATAATAGTAACAGCGATAATGTCCATATTAATGACTGCCCAATTGGGCTGTCAGGAAAGAATATATCCAAAGACAGACAGTGCTACATTAAACTTTTCTCAACAGCTTTGTATTGGAGATCCAAGTCAAACGATTAAAATTACCCGTTGGTTTGGCTGTGGAACATGGGTTGTATATATAATAATAGCTGTGTTATTTATCAGTTATAATCATCAGAAAAATGTGGAAAAATGAACAAAAATGAATAATGGCAGGGTGTGTCCTTCACATATATAAAGGACATGTCTCACTATGATGAAATTGAGATAGATGATATGGAGCTTTGCGAAATACATATTTCAACCTCGCCTTGCGAGGTACAATCTGGCCCTGGGGCCAACCCAGCTTCGCTGGGCACGATTTGGCCCCAGGGCCAAATCAAATCAGAGCAAAAAACCATCTGGGCTTATACGTATCCATGTCCGTGCGGAGATAAGTTCATTATCACAGAGGATGAGTTGTATCAGGGAGAAACTATTGCTCGTTGCCCAAGTTGTTCGTTATATATAAAGGTTATATATGATCCAGAGCAGTTTTCGGAGTGAAATATGATTGAAAAATATAATTGTTTTGGCTCTAGAGCCAAATCGTGATATGAGCGAAGCTGGGTTGAAAGTATGACTAAAATCCCTAATATATTATTAGGGATGAAATCAACCTCGCGAAGCGAGGTACGATTTGACCCTGGGGCCAAATCAGTAAAAGAATTGCGCATTATTGCGCACTATTGCGCATTATTGCATTATTAAACCTATTCTTTCGAACAAGTTCTAACAGAACTTCTATAAGGGGTTCGCTGAGAAATTTGTTCTAGAACGTCATTGACAGACCCCCGGCAAACCCACTCTGACAATGTCTCTCTTGCTTCTGCGGTATCATTAGCCCATACTTTCATAATAAAAAACGCGTCTGATGCCCAACCCATTTTTACATTCATTGCCTTGGCTGGAGAATCCAAAGTATATGGCTCCCAATAGACGACAGAGGAAATTCCCCTCTTACGCGCGTCCCAGTTAAGAAGACCTGCTTTGACTGGATCAGAATAGTCAACTTGGATTATTGCTAATTGAGGCCAAGTAGATATTGCCATAATTAGACGCAATACAGCTTCAAGACCGCACCTACTTGGCAACACAGCATGACGAGAACCGCACGAGATTAGCCATGTGCTGGGTTCGTCTTCTAAACGGCTCCCCGCACAACTTTCGTTGTTTTCTTCCGCGATATTCTCAGCGTCGCTCGGTTCTGGCTCATCCCAAGTGCTTTCTTCGATAAAAACACGTGGTTGATCATATTCAATTATAATATGGTTATCAACCTTTTGCCTTACATTCTCTGGAGGGCCAAGTAATGGTTGCAGGGCCATTATCAGAACGCGCGCCTGTGTCTGGCTTACGTGAGAAACACAATATTTGTCAACTAGAGAAAGGGCCTGACCAATATTCATGGTAGCCTTTTTTATCAGAGTAGTGAATGCTAAATTCATTTGTAAATGCGTTTGATTTGGCCCTGGGGCCAAATCGTATCAAACGAAGCTGGGTTAAATTATAATATACTAATATAGTTCCAACCTAGATGAGAAAAAAGTTCTGAACATACACTATTATGGAAATTTTTTCGATCCATAGTTTTAAGTATAACAAAATCTTCCTTGCGGCAGGGATGTTTATGTTTTAACAGTAATTGATATAGAACAAATTGCGTTGATATAAAATTGACTCTTTCTACACGATTTTTAAATAATTTGTCATAAGTGTCCACTAATAGATCAAAATCTGACAAAAGCTTATCCTCTAAATGTGATATATCATCCGGTTTTTTGCCTGTTAAAACATAATGTATGAGAGTAACATTTTCGTAATGTTTTGAATAACCGAGCTCTTTGAGAAACATGCTAATATGATCTTTAGTTACCTTGGCATAACGAATTGCACGGGAAGTTTTACTGTCACCTTGCAATAGATGATGTTTGTCTAATATGTCTGTTAAATCTGTATATACTTTTTCCTCTACAGTACAATTTTGCTTGCCCTGATACTGATTAATACAGTCCCTAAAATGTACCTTGCGATCATATGTGTATTTGCTTGATGAACTGACACGATCAGAATCTCTATAACTAGCACCTGGTACTATATCTTGCTGTGCTCCGCATGATACGCATATATATGTACTATCATCAATAACAAAATCTTTCTTATTTTGACAGAATTGACATATAATAGAAGAAGAGGAAACCGTCTTCTTTGGTTTCGCATCATTTCTATTAATCTCAATCTCATATCGGTCGAAATACTTTTGAGCCGCCTTAATATAATTCTTTATAAGTTCAGTTTTTCCTCTATCCTCTATTTTAGCCGGACCCATAAAGCTAATTTTTTGAGGCGTTTGTAATATACGTTTATATTCATGTAAAATGGGCGCAGTTTCTATTGTATAATTTGTTAAATCAACACGGCTGTCTATTCTATTAATTTTTTCATTATATTCATTTATCAGGTCGTTTAGTTCCTGACAAACACGAGGGCTAGATACGTTTTGCAACGTTAACAACAACTCCTGTTTTTTCTCTTCATATATTGGACGCTGTTGATATTCATGTTTTATAGCAGATTGTACCTTGCTATCTAATGCAAGTATATCGACGTCACACATTTTTTTCAATGGGATGGTTTTTAACCTAGAATCTGTATTTTTTTTCTTTCTGAAAAATCTTGCCTTGTATAAATCAACCTAAATGGCGACAAATTCGAATATCACGTCTGGATTTATTGATCTAGCCACTTTTGATGAGCTGGAGAAGTATCTTTATGGTGGCCATCACTCCGTTGCATATTTCGTTCGTGAGACCCGTAAGGCGACCTGGTTTACACAGGTACCCGTGGTACTTTCCCGTAGCAATGGTAATGCTGAATTTGCCACTGATCACTCCGTGAACATCTCCCGTGCTGGTGATTATCTCCTTTATGCTTGGCTGCGCGTGTCTTTCCCAAGTGTAACTCTAAATGACCCTACGAACAATCTTCGTCTAGCCTGGACTCCTAACCTTATGCATAACCTCATTGCTGAATGCTGCATTACGTTCAACGATCTCGTTGCTGCTCGCTTTGATAACTACCATCTTGATTTCTGGGCTGCATTTACCACCCCCGCTGGCAAGCAGAATGGCTATAACAACATGATTGGTAATGTATTTACTCTCACTCAGCCTGTTGGTAACGGCGTGCCTATTCCCGCTGCTACGCTCAATTTGCCCCTTCCTCTCTTCTTTGCTCGTGATAGCGGTGTAGCTCTTGGTACTGCCGCTCTTCCCTACAATGAGATGCGCATTTGCTATACTTTCCGCAACTGGACTGAACTTCTCATTCTCTACAACACTGCTGCTGTTCCCCCTGCTAATCCCTACCAGACTATTACTGCAGCCGATCTCGTTGGCGGCGCTCCTGTTCTCGGGCCTGTACAGACGTGGGCCAACTATGCTATTGTGTCGAATGACGAACGTAAGCGTATGGCTTGCGCTCCTCGTAACGTCCTTATTGAGCAGGTGCAGACTGCCCCTATCCAGACCTTTGCTCCTCTCACTAACCCCAACCCGAGCTATGACCTTCGCTTCAGCCATGCCATTAAGGTTCTGTTCTTCGCTGTACGTAACGTCTCGGGTAACGCCCAGTGGTCTAACTACACTACCGCCTCTCGTGTGGTTGTTGGTACTGAATTCCGTGATGGCGCTAATGCTGCTGATCCTATTGCTAATACCTCCCTCACCTATGAGAACACGGCTCGTATTCAGGCCATGGGTTCGGACTACTTCTCGCTTGTGCAGCCCTGGTATCACGCCGTTACTATCCCAGTGGAAACCGGCTACCACATGTATTCGTACTCCCTTGATTTCATCTGTCTCGACCCTAAGGGCTCTACCAACTTTGGTAAGCTGACGAATGTAAGCATTGTTCCTGTGGCCTCTGCCAGTGCAATTACTGGTGCTACGGGCGGTGTTCTAATTCCTGCCAACTCTGGCCAGAGTTTCCCTCAGACCTTCCGCTTTATTGCGACTGTTGTAAATAACAACATCATTCGTATCAGCGGTGGTGCTCTTGGTTTCCCTGTCCTGTAAAGTGTGAAATATATTATCTTATGTCATTGTTCTGTTTGTGTCAAACAGAACTTAATTTATAAAAATTAATATAGAGCATCTAGGTAATACTTTTTTCTATACCAGATATGATTTGGAGAAAAGTCTTTCCCAGACATGTAATTTTTAGTTTGTTTTTTGTTTTCTTAGTAAATTTACTAAGAAAAAACTTCTCGGTCTGGGTAATACTTTTTTCTATACCAGATATGATTTGGAGAAAAGTCTTTCCCAGACATGTAATTTTTAGTTTGTTTTTTAGTTTGTTTTAGTTTTCTTAGTAAATTTACTAAGAAAACTAAGAAATAGCATCTAGAAAAACTCTTTCCAAAAGTAAAACTCGTATCAAAAAAGTATTGCCCAGACGGAGAAATGTTTCTCTTAAATTTACTAAGAAAACTAAAAATTAATATAGAGCGTCTGGGAAATACTTTTTCACAAATCAAACTCATATCGAAAAAAGTGTTGCCTAGACGGAGAAATGTTTCTTAGTAAATTTACTAAGAAAAAGATTAAAATTATATAATAATTTACCTATGCTTCTTTTTGGCCTTGGCCCAACGTGGAATTGGAATACGAGGGGGTTGGGTTGAGCGCGGTACTGGAACTTCTTTATCTTTTTTATGACCCTTTTTACTTTCATTTTTACTTTCATTTTCGCTATTTGATTCTTCATCTGATTCATCGTTGGAATCCTCATCCGAATCCTCATTTGAATTATTATTTGATTCATCGTTGGAATCCTCATTTGAATTTTCTTCTGACTCGTCTCCACTTTTCTCATCTGAATTTTCTTCATCGCTGGATTCGGAATCGGTTTTGTCAGACCCAGTTTTGTCAGATCCAGTTTTGTCAGACTCCGTTTTATCCGAAGAGGAATCAGAATGATGAGACTCTTCATGTGAAACTTCTGAGCCATTATCAGAACGAGTACCAGATTCAGCATGTTCCTCCGAAATTAGATCTTCTGGATCTAGATCTTCTTCATCAATATATTTGCTGATACGTCCATAGCTAAGTGCTCTATACGCTTTTACTATCTTTTTCTTATTGCGATCACGAGGAGAAAATCCTAGATTAATCATTGCCAGTTTACCATCAAATTTGCGATGAAAAGAAGTGGAATTTAAATCGACCTTGGTCATTTCTTTTGCCGTTAGCTCTGACACAAGATAATTTAGTTCCAAGTCAAATGTACTTAGATCGTCGATAATATACCACTCAACTTCTTCCAGTTGTTTTTGCAAATGGGCAAGAGCCTCTTCATTTCCCTGATATCTAATAAAATATAACCAGGTTTCGTATTCTTCTCCACTAGTTTCCTGTAAGATAGCATAGGTATAGGGGGAAGCCAATAATTTAGCTTTTCTGGCTTGATATTCCTCAGAAGAAGGAAGCTTGGCCTGATCAACCCAGCTTCGCTGGGTACTATTTGGCCCCAGGGCCAAATCAGGATCCTGTTTAGGAGTGTCAGACATAATCGCTCTTATATAATTTTAAATTGGTTCGTATTATAAAAAATAAATATAAATATATATACAAAAGATATATACAAAAATCTATCAGATTTTCTGATAGATTTTTATGATAGGATTTATTGCATTTAATTTTTATTGCATTTCGTCAGAATTTACGTGTCCTAATACCATACGTCTACAGCACCAACGAGTAATACCAAGTTTTGTCATAACCATAGCGGAGTTAGTTCCAATAGTATTTTTCTGTTGTTCCAATGAAGAAGTATTCTTTGGTAAATTTGTCTTTGGCAAATTTGTTAGTGCTTCCATTTCTTTCTCATACTTTTCCTGTAGATGAGCAATAACTTTTCCACATGTAAAACATCTTACCGGCCACAGGCTCATTGTCAGTGGGCTGACATTATTGTGCATGAACAAGAAAAATCATTTTTAGAATTTAAATATATATAGAGAATATATATTATCAGATATATTATAAAAAATGAGCTCTATGCAAATCTTCATCAAAACCCTAACGGGTAAAACTATCACACTGGATGTCGACGCTAGCGACTCTATAGAGACGGTCAAACAGAAAATACAGGATAAAGAAGGTATTCCGCCAGATCAACAGCGGTTGATTTTCGCTGGAAAACAATTAGAAGACAGTCGGACCCTCGCTGATTATAACGTTCAAAAAGAGAGTACACTTCACTTGGTGCTGAGGTTGTTTTGATAATGTTTCGCAGAATTCCTACTTTTGGGTAAAGATGTAATATAGAACTACAGTATTGAAATGCTTTAATGAAATTAAAGCATTATAAAACATTAAAGAGATTAACTTTAACATCGCTTCACAAGGTAGATTAATAATGTCATTATAATTTTCTTAGAAATACGTTTATGCTACTTTGTTGTAATATAAAGGGCATGTCGAGCAAAGTATGGGACAATGATTACGAATTTGATCCATTTTCTCCGTCCATTATTGCTCAGTTTACTGGCAATCTAGTTTTCAGCTCCGATACAACTTTGCCTGCAAATGCACCCCCAAACCCTGTTGCTTGTGTTTGTCCTGATGATTCTAATTTACCCACTACATGTCAGAGAGCAGTTAGCATGGAGAACACATGTCCGGCTAATACTGTCATGATAGAAGGTACTGGACAAATAATACAAACAACCTCTGAGGGCTGTAATAATGGTTGTGTATACTGTGCTATCAGTTGTGAACCCATATCTGGATTAAATGTTTCCTGTCAAGTAATACCAACACGCTGTGTTGATATGAATGGACCAGCTTCTTGTTTATTAGGAACAAAAGGAACTGGTAATTGTGCCGGAGGGACTTGTCAATATCATAGCAATTGGGACCTCAATTCTGGTTCTATCACATCGGGTACTTCAGGATGGGCTGCTTGTACATATGGATACGATTTTAGCCAATATAAAACTAGTAATTTGCAGGATCTGTATTATTGGTTATCCGATGTTTATGCAGGGTTTAATGGTTTTAATATACAAAATAGAATACGTGATGGCAATTATATGTATGCTGCTCTAACAGATATATATAACCAAATGTATGGATTTGGTCCTTACGCAAATTCTGCCCCCAGTAATTGGCTACAGACAGATTTTATAGCTGCATTTCCAAATTATATACACGGAGAAATTGGTCCACTAAATTCTCTATTTGAATCTCTGTACCCAAATAATACAATTCCTACAGATTTAGTCAATATGCTTACGTATTTATTACGATTGCCCACTCCAGCACAAAATGGAGATACGTATACATTAACATTATACATAAATAGTTTGCAATATCAAGCTCTAAAAAATAGTGCTGCACCGCTTGTTTTGCTTAATAGCTGGTTAAATGCATTTTTACAAGATGGATCAAGTAAAGTTACAATCAACGGAATTCAAAAAATACCTTCTAACGCGCAAATTTCTGCTTATACGATAGATTATCTTACTCCTTTTCAAGTACAAGATTACAATGGAAATACATCTTATATGGTAGTTCTGACTAGCGAGAGCGATTTTTTAAACGAGCCTCAATATGGCAAGACCGGAACATATACATTTGGCATTGCCGCGGTAACTGTAACTATATCAGCCTGGAGCCCGATTTTATTAGCATTTTTTCAGTCTTTTCTAGCTGGTGTTACATTTAGTTCAAATGCCTCTAGTACAATTCAAAGTCAAACGGGATTTATTCCGATGGCTAATTTTCAAAGCTTAATTTCGTCAATAAACACAATTACACCTACATTACAAACATATTGTGCCATTGTATATGACCCCCCTCCCAATATGCCCTCTGTAACAGATTATTTACCTAATCAGGTTACCACTCAAGCTTGCCAATGTTATTATAGCACTTTACCTTCTCCATTAGAAAGCGGTCCAAACAATTCTGCAGCCATATGTTATGATAATACATGTACAGACAATATGAGAACTTTATTGGGCTTGACAGATACTAATTGTATGAAATATTGTTCACAGGTTTGGAATTGGCTTAGCGCTCAAAATGTAGAAAATAGAAGTGTCAATCCACATAGATTAGATAATATTAGATATAAATCATTGTGTGGACAGTCATATGCTCCTCCGATGCCGGCCAATTATAATTGGCCGGCATTGGGGTTTGGTATTGGTTTTAGCGTTCTGATATGTTTAATATTGTTTGCTCTATTACGCTATATGGAACTGGACTTGGATATATCTACTACACTGGTCACGTTAATTTTAATCATACTGGTTGCATTTTTTGGATTTCTAGGCAGAGATTTTGCCGGTATAGGAGTATGTGAAAACTCTTCTAGTAAATGCCAAAGTCGAATAAGCAAGAAATATATTCCAGATTTGTTCTGTTCCTATATGCCCAATTGTGAATGTAGTATTGATAGCGATTGTAATTTAGACGGGAATTGTACATGTGTCAATGGTATTTGTCAGCCCATTAATGGTGCACGATTTGCTCAAGTTGTTACCGAGAGCGATCCTTTATGGCCTTTGGTAATAACTTCTATAACACTGGCTGTTATATTACCATTGGCTCTATATTTAATGTATCAGGATGATCATTGGCCTATTAGTGATATTACTCTTTTGATCATTTGCATAGGAGCAAGCTCTGTATTAATAATTATAGCAGTGTTATTTTATTTACATAAAAAGAGAGTAATTCAATATTTAGGTTCATGTTAATATATTTAGATGCAATTATGATTAGATGCAATTATGAGATGAAAATAAATACAAATGAACCTAAATATTTATGCTGTAGCATAAATATGCAAATGTGTCTTAGGCGTCCAGTCATTACTAGTTTTATCTCGCGCGGCGATGCTAATAGACCTATTACACGTTCTATGTCAAATTCGTCCTTGGATAAATTTCGACCTCGCGAAGCGAGGTCAAGAAAACGACCATTAACATCAGTTAATTCCTCAGAAAATTTACATATAAATAAACACAGAAAATTATATAATACACCTTCCAATGAAAGGCCTAGGTGGATCAGCGGGACACAGGTCCATAATTTTTTACGCCAAGATTCTTTAGTTGATTGGTTGGAACAGTATTACGAGGATAGATATACCATACAAGGCGATGGTTCGTTGGCAAAAATAGTACATAATTCACAACATTATAGTGAAAAGAATTATGATGCGAATAATGAACATAATACTGAACATAATAATCAAAAGAATCTCCTAGATAAGACAGATACTGTCAAAAGTTTTCTATGCCAAAGAGGAATCGAATTTGAAGCTGAGGTATTAAAACTTCTTCGTCAAAAATACCCTGACATTCCAACTATACTCAATATTGAAAAAGAAGGGCCAGTAATTAGAGATGCAGATTGTGAAAAAACTATCCAATATATGTCACAGGGAATTCCTATTATTCACAGTGCGCCTTTTAGGCTACACACACATCGTTATCAAGGTATAGTGGATTTACTTGTTAGAAGCGATCATCTGTCAAAGATATTAGATAATTATAAGGGTATAGACAAGGATGACACAAGAAAACTTCCTGATTGTATAGAGCCGAATAAATGGGGTTATCCTCATTATGTCGCAATTGATATTAAATTTACTACTCTATCATTTGCGGCTGATGGAATTCATATTCTAAACACAAATAATTTTCCAGCTTACAAGGGACAATTATATATTTACACTACTAGCATAGGACATATACAGGGTTATACTAGTAGATATGCTTATTTGCTTGGCCGTCGCTGGACTCGTGTTTCTCGAGGAATTCTATATAATTCGATGTCCTGTCTAGATAAATTAGGGTGTATAGATTATCAAGGACGAGATAAAGTATATGCACAGAAAACGGAACAGGCTATTAAATGGCTCAGAAAAGTAGATGAAGAGGGTTTCAAGTGGTCTCTTTTTACAGCACGAGGATTGGAATATGATGGACCAGAACAGCCTGAATTATATCCCAATATGGCTATTGACTCTGGATATTGGCAAACAGTGAAAAAAGCTATGGCTGAAAAAATAGGAGATATAACTCAGATCTGGTATTGCGGAGTAAAACAGAGAGAAACTGCATTTAATCAAGGAGTAAGATCATGGAGAGATCCTCGTTGCACAGTGGATCTATTGAATATCACAGGCGTTAGACGAAATGTGATTAATGAGATATTAGATATTAACAAACAGAATGTGGATTTAGTTCGGCCAGCTAAAATAACAACAAATCTTTTTCAATGGAGAGAAGAGGGAAATGAAATGTTTGTTGATTTTGAAACTTTTCTTGATATTTTCTCAGAATGGAAGGATATGCCAAGACAGCCTAAAACTGATAGAATTTTTATGATAGGGGTATGGTATAAAAACAATTATAAGTGTTTTCAGTTAGAAGTTCAACCTCGCTTCGTCGCATATCACGATTTGAATTCGCCCCAGGGTGAATTCTTACACCGCGAAGCGGCGTTGGCCCTGGGGCCAAATCAGTTAGAAAAAAGAGAGGGTGAATTGATGGCCGAAGCTGATTTGATGAACGAAGCTGATTTGGTAAACAACAATGATTTGATGGACGAAGCTGAATTTACATTGATGAATAATTTTGTTCAATTTTGGCGTGATAATGGCTGCCCCAAGATATGGTATTGGTATGCGGAAAACTCAATATGGAACAAAGCAGAAAATCGTATGATGGATCGCGCCTGCAGTAAGGGAGATGTTAAACGGGCTGATCATATTGTAAATGACTGGCAATTTGTTAATTTTAATCCCTCTGTCTGGGCCGATTTATGTCTATTGTTTCGCACTGAACCTATTGTAGTAAAAGGTTGTTATAAATTTGGTCTCAAGGAAATAGCTGGAGGTTTACATAGACATGGTCTCATACAAACTAAATGGCCAAACAATTTGGGAAATACTCCTGTTATACATAATGGTGTAGAAGCCGCTTGTCAAGCATGGACAGACATGCGTAATGGAAAAGATCTTACCGAAGTTCGTCAATACAATGAGATAGATGTAAAAGTTCTGAGTGAGATATTAAATTATATAAGAAATAATCATTAAAAGCAAAATAGTGAATAGATTATCTCCGAAAAAAATAGGGACAGGCACTGCCTGTCCCTAAACTTTATTTATGATTCATTTCTTTTATTACATCTATAATCATTGCATTTGCAAACATTTTGACACATTACAGAAAATCTCTTCTAACAGTG